AGTCTTTAAAAGATTGGACAGAACAAAAGTGGATGACATCTGGAACCTATGCTAATAAAAAGAAAGGTTCATCTAAAGAAGTAAAGTCACAAGGCAAGAAAAGATATTTACCAGAAAAAGCTTGGTCTTCTTTAAGTAAAGGAGAAAAAGCAGCAACTAATAAAGCTAAAGCAGCAGGTACTAAAAAGGGAAAACAATTTGTTTCTCAACCCAAATCAATAAAAGAACAAACTAAAAAATATAGATAAGATGATAAACAAAGGAAAAGAAAAGTTTTCAGGTTATAACAAACCTAAAAGAACACCAAACCACCCAAAGAAAAGCCATGCTGTATTAGCAAAAGAAGGCAGTAAAGTAAAGCTTATTCGTTTTGGGCAACAAGGTGTTAGTGGTGCTGGTAAAGCTCCCAAGACAGCTTCTGAAAAAGCAAGAAGAGCATCTTTTAAAGCACGCCATGCTAAAAATATTAACAAAGGTAAAATGAGTGCTGCTTATTGGGCAAATAAAGTTAAATGGTAAAATATGACAACTATCCACGAGTTTCAATCTACAATATGGGTTGAAACTCCTCATGGTGAAGGTGTTGCAATATTATTAATAGACTATGGGATACATCAAAATACAATATGGGTTGTGGCAAATAAGAACGATGGAAGAGTTCGTCATTATGACTCAAATGATATTAAATTTAGTGCAAACCATACAATAAATATGAACGATGGCAAAACAAATCGCTAACTCAAACAAAGTAAATTTTGGTGCAAGAAAAAAAGGTTGCAGTCAAAAGTCTTACAACAAACACACACCAAAGCCAAAAAAATATAGAGGTCAAGGTAGATAATTAGTATATTTGCGTATATTTGCGTAACAAACACACACAACAATGATTAAACAACCTATAGGGTCAACTGTATTTGTGACCCTACCTAACGCGCTTCAAGAAAAAATTACAACAGAATCAGGTGTTGAGTTCTTTATTGATGGTTCTTACAATCATGAAGAATGGTCAACAGTTAATGCATTTATCCATTCAAAAGGTGGTAGATGTAATATTCCTATAGAAAAAGGAGACGAGGTAATAATCCACTATTTAGTTACATCCGAGTATATAACCCAAGGTGATGTTAGAATATACCAAAGAGTTAAACAGTATGAAGGTGAAGTAGTATGGGAAGCAGATGAAGATATGATATTGGCTAAAAAAGTTGATGGTATATGGACAGGATTAGGCAGATGGGTTGTATTAGAAGATATCCAAGAAAATACTACTCAGTCATCTTTGATTATTATACCTGATATGGTAAAAGAAAAGAAAAAACGTGGTTGTGGAAAGTTTTTAGGTGGTGATTTAGAAGTACCTCAAGGTGCTACTGCTTTTTTTGATGAAAGATATAGAGCGTATTATAGATTTCCAGATGGTAAAGAAAGAATAATTTTAAATAAAGAATTAATATTTGGTTATGAGCAGATATAAAAAAGAGCAAATATCCAAAATGGTTATAGACCCTAATACTACAGATATGATTGCTACATATCCAAGGTTAAAAGAAATATTACCAAAAGGAAGCTTTGTAAAAGATGTAAATAAGCAAATACAATACATGGCTTGGGTTTATGATTATAATTCTCCTGCTGTAAAAGAGTTTAGTGATATAACTCGTAGAAAAGAATGGGCTAAAGCAACAGTAGGTTTAACAGAAAAACCAAACTTTGAGTTAATGTTAAACTTTGTTAGCACGGTTATTAATAGTAGGGTATGGACTCTTATATGCTCATTAGAAGCAACATTTGAAGAATATGCTGAAAGAGTAAATAAAAGAATTGAGGACCAAGATAGTGGAAAGGAGTTAGATGTTTTAAAAGCTGTAGAGATTAAAAATAAACTTATTAATCAAATGGACGATATGATTAATAAAATAGAAGCATTATATAATAAGCTGTTTGCAGGAGACCAAGATGCTGTAGATGAATTTGATGAGGCTAAGAAATTTAGACCTGAATATATAGCGGCTCAAATGAAAAACAAATGATAAAAGACTTAGGCGGCAAAAAAGTAGACGTACAAGGTTTAATATGTAATCTTCCAAAAGAAGGGTATGTATATAACCCTTTTACTGGTGACTACCAAGATATTGGAGTTGCTCGTCGCCATATGAAATACGACAATTGTTTTTGGGAAATAGATAAGCGTTGGGAAAAGTACCCAATATGGGAAAAAGAAGAAGCTGAAAAGCAAAAACAAGACCCAAGATATGTCCACCCAGATTTAAAAGAATTTAAAGAATACTGCTGGATACGTAGGATAGGTGGTCATTGGTTTATGAATAACAATAAGCCTACCTATATAACAGGAACTCATTGGTTTTACCTTTCTTGTTATCACCTTGATATTGGGTTACCCAAATACAGAGATGTAGATAGAGAGTTCTTTTACTCTTGGGAATATTCAGTACAAGACCCTAACTGCTTTGGGTTAGTAGAAACAACTAAACGTCGTAGTGGTAAAACATATAGAGCAGGTTGTATTGCATTAGAGCAGTCAACTCGTTCAGAAAACTTTTGGGCAGGTATTCAATCTAAAACAGATGATGATGCCAAATCAGTATTCAGAAAAGCTATTGTTAATCCTTATAGAAAACTACCTTCTTTCTTCAAGCCTATATCGGATATGCCTAATACAGGTAAAATACCTGCTACAGGGCTTAAATTTCAAAGCGGAAAGGTAGATATAGATGGCGAAGAGTTAATGTCAGGAATAGACTTTAAATCTTCAACAGAAGGCGCTTATGATGGACAAAAGCTTGGTTTTTATATTGGTGATGAGGCAGGTAAGACAATGATGGTTGATATCAACAGAAGATGGAATGTTGTTAAGTATTGTTTGATGGACGATGAAGGACGTATTATAGGAAAGGCGCTCCATACATCTACGGTAGAGGAAATGGAAGCTGGTGGTAAAGCATACTTTGAAATGTGGCAAGGCTCCGACCAAACTACTAAAGAAGGAAGAAGAACTCCAACAGGTATGTATAAGTTTTTTACTCCTGCTCAAAAAACACGTCATATAGATAAGTTTGGGTTTGCTAATGAAAAGTTAGCATTACAAGATATATTAGAAGAAAGAGAAGCATTGCGTAATGATCCAAGGGCATTATCATCTGCTAAAAGAAAAGAACCATTAGATGAAAAAGAAGCATTTCAAACAGATGCTTCTAAATGTGTATTTAACCCTATTATACTTAATGATAGGTATGATTTATTAAAATGGACAAAACCTAAGATATTAAGAGGTAACTTCCAATGGGAAGATATGAAAAAAGACTCTAATGTCACCTTTGTAGAAAACCCTAATGGTAGGTTTCAAGTATTAGAATTTCCAGACTTTTCTAATAATGTAGAAAGAAAGGGTGATTATGTATATGCACGGAACAAACATATGTATTGTGCAGGAATTGACCCTTATGACCATGTTAATGTAACTAAAGAGCACCAATCAAGAATGTCTAATGGTTCATTATGTATTATAAAAAAAGGTAATCCTATTAAGCCTACTGCTTATGACGGAGCACCTGTTTGTTTGTATTTAGCCAGACCAACCCCAGAAATATTCTATGAAGATTGCCTTATGGCATTAACATATTTTGGTTGTCAAGCATTAATAGAAACGCAAAAACCAGGTATCTTACATTATTTTGAGTCAAGAGGTTATAAAGATTTATGCTTTACTCCTCCAGGGAAAGACAAACCAGGTATTGCAGCAACGCTTACAAATAACGTATATATAGCAGAATTGACTGACCAATATATATCTACAAAGATTGATAATGTGTGGTTTGTAGAGCTTATAGATGATTGGTTAAGATTTAGCCCAAATGATACAACTGAGTTTGACGCTGCTATGGCTATGGGTTATGCATTAATGATGACATATAATCCACAATACAATCCAAAACAAAAAGAAACCAAACAAGTCCCAATAGAAGATTACCTTAGCTTTATGAAAGGTAAACGGACAGGGGGTATATTTGGTAAGTATTCTTAACGTATTATATTCAATATAAACAAACTAAATTGCTGAGATGGCAGAAATAGTATCAAGTGTAGGGGTAAACTTCCCTGATGAAAATATCGACCCAAAGTTAAAGACGGAAAAGCCTTTTTTATTGCAATATGCGCGTGCTGCGTATTCTGCTTATGGGGATACCCCATTTGGTTCAATTGGTTGGAGAAGTCGTGATAAATACGAGTGGGTTAAAACCTATGCTCGTGGTCAACAAACAATTGACAGATATAAACGCATATTATTACCTGACCAAGACCCTACAAATAACACATTAGTAGTTGACTGGTCTGTATTGCCTATTGTACCTAAATTTAGAAGGGTAGCACTTGGTTTATTAGAAAAAACTGATTACGAAGACCAAATATTAGAGTTAAAAATGAAAACTGAAATGCGTAATGCTTTTCAGCAAGAACAAATGGGTCAGCCTAATCCTATTATGCCTCCACAAGCTATGCAAGCAGAAGGAGAGCCTGATGATTTAGATGGCATTGAAATATTTGAAATAGGGTTACGTCATAAAACTGCTATGGAAGCAGAGCAAGCAGTTGAATTAACATTTACTCAAAACGATTATAATGGTCAAAGAAGACAAGAGCTTCAAGATTTATTTGACTATGGTGTAGCAGCATTTAAAGATTATAGAGATGGTGATTTAGTAGGTTTTAGAAGAGTTGACCCAAGAAGGTTAATTATAAGCTATTGTACTTATCCTGATTTTAGAGATTTAAGATATGTGGGTGAAATTATGGAAGTTCCAGTAGCTCAACTTATTCAAATGTCTGATGGTGAATTAACAGAAGATGATATTAAGTTAGTTTACAAATTGGCTTCTACAAATCAATTTAGACCTTCTATGCCTGTAGGTAATGCTTACTATGGTAGCTATTCTGACTTTTGGAACAGAGGTAAAGTAGAAGTATTAGATTTAGAAATTTTGTCTACAGATGAATTAGTTAGAGAAGAAAGAATTGACAGACGTGGTAACATGATTTTTGGCAAGGCAGGGTTTGATGATTATAATAATAAAAAAGACAAATA